GCTGGGCCCTTGACATCCTTGTCGTCGGACTCCCCCAGCATCTCCCGGACGCCGCCCGTATCGCCGGTGCGCACGTAGTGCGCCATCGCCCGAACCTCCGAGTCTCCCCGGGGGATCCGGCTGAACGCCGGCGCCTGGCGAGCGCCCAGGCTGCCCTCGAGCCCAGTGAGGGACTCGATCCGCTCGGCTCGCTGCAGCAGGCCTTCGGCCTGGCTGAGCAGACTGTCATACGTATTCTGCTCTCCCTGCGTGAAGTCGCGGGTCTCCCCTTCCGCGGCGTTCACCATCTCGCCGGCGTTCACGATCAATGCTTCCCGTTGGGAGCGAAGCTCCCGTGCATTCTGCTTCATCACTTTGGTCCTTTCTTCAAGAGTTGGAGTTCCAAGACACGCCTGCGAAGGGCATGGCGCGCACGCGCGACCCTGCCTTCCGCATCTTCATCCGCCGGGTGGCTCCCCTGAGCCGGCGCGGCGGTGACTTCGCTCTGAACACGATCTGTGATAGCGTGCAACATCCGCAGATCGTCCCTGGTAGCCATTCCCTTCTCGATCCGCTCGAGCGATCTGACGAACTCTGGCAATTCGGCGACCGGTACCCCAAAGGTCCGCAGGTCTTCCCGCACTTGCACCGTAGTCTGCGGATAGGCCGGAAACGTCACTGGGGAGACGTCGTAGAGAGCAACCTCTTCCAGCGTTCGGACGAGCTTGTCGTCGACTGTCTCCCAGTGGTCGCGCATCACCTGAAACGCAAAGCTCATCTGGTCGACGTCGCCGCGGTCGATCGTCACCATGAGATCCCGAGCCCATTGCGTGTCGGGCGGCAAGATCTCTATCCCAAGGCCAATCGGATCCTCCCGCAGCGTCAATGTCCCGCTCTTCGTCCGGCCTAGGACATAGTTCGAGTCGTGGTTCCATAGGCCCCTGACGTCGGCCTCCTGAATCGTCTTTGTGAAGGCGCCCGGCTGGATCTTCTCGTAGAACCCCCAGAGCTCGACGCTCAGCTGATCGAATACCGCGGCATAGCCAACGATCTTCCGTTGGCCATCATCTCCAATGACGCGCATCTCCCGCAGCGAGAATGATCGTTCCTCTCGAACCGGCATGGGCCCCGCCCGGAGATCTGGAGGCTCGACGTCTGCGTCCTTCAGGTGAGCAGCCAGATGGCTGTAGACACCTTGGCGATCGGCATCCGGAATGTCCGCCCCGCCTCTTCCACCATTGAGCACACCGATCCCGGTCTGGCAGGCCTTCACGTTGGCGGCGCCGACGTCCCCGTCACTGTCAACCACGTGATTGATGAATTTATAGGCCGCCTTCGTCTCCGGATCCCCGTCCGGATCCTGCCAGGCGAAAGCCGATTTGTAGTAGACCTCGCCGGCGTCGACCTTCAGTCGTGCTTCATTCGCCGGCCCATCCCAGGCGCCGTCGTCTGTCTCGGTGTGATGAACTGCGATCGCACTCATATTCAGACCTCCGCCATGACCATGCAATCGCATCCGCTGTGCAACGGCGGATGCCTGACGTCGAACTCCGATGCTATCGGCCGATCAGCCCCATCGGGCTGGAATTCGGACCCAGCGCCAAGGAACGTTTGCTGGATCCCAACAACCCGACCATCCATGCTCGAGCAATAGGGACAGCTCTTCCCGAAAGCATGCCACCGCAGCAGTGTTACGCCAGCCGCAGCGAAGAGCGATACGGCCATCGAGTTTCCCGAGCGCACCGTCTCGATATCAGCGATCTCGTTCGGCCGCACCTCTTCCCACTCGCCGAACCGCGCCTCGAGCGCGGCCACCGGATCCTCGCCGGCCGTGATCGCGTCCTGCAGAACCGACCGCACTTGAGCCAGGCTGATCCCGATGTGGTGGGCCGCGAAGTCTTCCACGTAGGCCTTGGCCAGCACATCGAGCTGCTCATCGGAGAGCGGATCCACCCCGATCTCGTCGGCTGCATCGGCGACAACCAGCTCGCCATAGGACCGAAGGACGGGCTGCATCTGCCGATGAATGAAGTCGCGGTGTTCCTCGTAGAACCGATCCAGCCACAGGCTCAGCGCCGGCACGTCCCGTTTCCGTAGAAGCGCCTTGGCCTTCTGCAGGATCTCGTTGGCCTCGCGCCGAACGATCTTGCCGGCCGTCTCGGCGAAGAGATCGTGATACGCCCGCGCCAGGCGCCGACGCCCTTCCGGTGACCGCTGGTCCAGCGTCACTCCTCGGGCGGATAGTGGGTCGGGCTCAGCTGTTAGTTCAGCTGCTACGGGCTGATACCCTCGCATTGCTGCCAGGACACGATCTGAGCCGGCCAACCTGGCCGGGATTAGATTGAGCGGCACCAGATAGACGTCCCCACCATCAACCGGGTTCATGTTCTCCAGCTCGCGGATATCGTTCGCGCTCAGCCACCCATTCTGGCGACCTTGGGCGTAAGCCTCGTAACGAGCCACAGTGTCGCCGCGCAGCAATCCGTCGACCAGAAACTCGGGGAAGAACCGTGGCCGATCTCGCTCGATCACCAGATTCTGATGAATTGATTGTTCCCAACGCACCAGCCAGGGCCGGATCGAGTGCACGACGAACTCGATCGATTGGTGCTCAATATTGGAGAACGTCGCCCGGTCGAGATCCGCCAGCATGTGCGGCGGGATCCGATACATCCGAGCAACTTCTTGCAGCTGAAACTTGCGGGTCTCGATGAACTGCGAGTCCTCTGGCGGGATCCCGACCGCGGCCCACTTGATCCCTTCCTCGAGGATCGCAACCTTATGCGACTTGCTTACTCCTGAGTGCTTCGCTTCCCAGTCCTCCCGCATTCTTGTGTGGGCTTCGGGGCTCAGCGTCCCGGGATGCTCGAGTACGCCACCCGGGCGGGCATCGTTTCCGAAGAAACGCGCGCCGTACTTTTCCGCAGCCAGACCCAGACCGATCGCCTGGCGCATAAGTTGGATCGGGCTGTAGCCAATCCGCCCGTCCGAGCCGAGCCCATGCAGATGCCAGATAAATCCTTCATCGAACCACTTCATCTCGCTGGTAGGCATCTGATACTGGTAGGCCCAGCGGCCCTGATTATTGACGATCTGCAGCATTCGATCTGGCCGCAGTGGGAGTATTTCCTTCACGTGGCCGGCGCCGTTGTAGTCGATGAGCGAGTACGCGTTGCCCCAGAGCCCGAGATGTCCCTGCAAGGTCTCCCAGGTCTCGAAAGAGGTCATGTCTCCGTTGGGGCGTTCCTTGAGAAGCTCGTAGAGTGGATACTTGTCTGCGCGCCTCTTGCCGCGAGGCATTCGCTCGTACATGATCAGCGGCAGGCTCGCGATGGTTTCCGCCAGGATGCGGACGCACGCAAAGACCGCTGAGTGCGCCAGTGCCTTCTCGGCATTTACCGAAACACCGGAGTCGGTCGACGCCGTGAGCCCGAGCTCGACCCACTGGTCGTGATCCGTCAAGGACAGGTTCGTCCGCCTCTCTGGTGCTTTCAGCGATCGGTTCGGCCAGAGCATGTTCTCGAGGATGCTCATGCGCTATGCCGCCTCCAGGCGATCACGATCCCGGTCGAGAGCAGGACCGCACCCCCGATGACGAGGCCCCAGCCAACGCCGGCAACCGTGACAATGCCGGCCATCAGCACGATGAAACCCGCGCCCGCGAGCACGTCCGGAAGCGCAGTGCTCATAGGTCAAGAAAGCCCCGCTGCTCGTACACCGACTTGCCGCTCCCGTGCCGCACGGCTCGATCAAGAGCCATGATCCCGGCGACCATACCGTCGATCTTCTCTCGGCTTTTCTTCTTGTCGGGCTTTACGTTGCCGGCCGGATCCTGGGAGACTTCCATGTTGTCGGCCATCCACCGCATCACCTTGTGGCCACCATGCGCGAGCTTGCCGTCGAGCGTGAGTCGCAGGAGTTCCTTCGTCGGTGCGCCCATGCTCACAAAGCCCTGGCCAAAGGCCACCATCGTGAAGCCTGCCCCCACGAGCTGCTGACTGATCTGGAAGGCGCCCCAGCGATCGAAGGCGATCTCCCGGATGTTGTAGCGCTTGCCCAGTTCGGCAATGTCCTTCACGATGACGCCGTAGTCGATCACATTGCCAGGCGTCGCCTTCATCAACCCATCCCGCACCCAGGCGTCGTAGGGGACCCGGTCCTTGCGCTCCCGCTCGATCATGTGCTCCTCGGGGATCCAGAAGAACGGCAGCCAGACGTGGAGCTCTGGAGCTTCCGGATCCGGCGGGAAGTCGAGGACGAATGATGCGATATCGATCGTGCTCGCCAAGTCCAGCCCCCCGTAGCATTCGAGCGTCTCGAGATCGTACGGCACGGCCTGGCCGTCGCATGCGTCCCAGGCCTCCATCGGCAGCCAGCGAACCTTCTGCTGTGTCCATTGGTTCAGGAACAGACGCCTGAAGGTGTTCTGATACGCGGGCGTCAGTTGCGCTCGTCGACATTCCGCCTCTAGGTAGCTCTCCTGGATCGACACGCCAAGATTGGGATTAGCCTTGCGCCAGACCTTCGAATCCGTCCAGTCATCTTTCTCGTCGGCCGAGCGAATGTAGGCGAAGTACTCATCGTCCTCGATGATGCCTTCAAGGATCTGTTGAGCATGTCTGTGCTGTTCCCAACAAATCGATTCTCGATCGAACCCCGCCGTCGTGATCGCAACAACCAGCGGCTGCCGCCGGGCCCCGGTCGCGGTGACAAGGACATCCCAGAGATTGCGGTTAGGCTGTGCGTGCAGCTCGTCGAAGATGACACCATGCGCGTTGAGCCCGTGCTTCGTCGGGACGTCCGCACTGAGCACACGGTACACACTGCTCGTCTCCGGAACAACGATCGAGCGCTTGAAACGCTCGCAGCGTTGCGCAAGCTCCGGGGATTCACCTGCCATCTGACTGCCCAGATTGAAGACGATCGCTGCTTGCTCGCGATCGGCGGCAGCCCCGTAGACCTCCGCCCCGGCCTCGTCATCCATGAAGAGAAGATAGAGCGCAATGCCCGCCGCCAGGGTGCTCTTACCGTTCTTCCTGGGCATCTCGATGTACGCGATCCGATACTTGCGCGTGCCGTCCGCCCGTTTCCATCCAAACAACGGGCGAACAATCTCATCTTTCTGCCACTCCTCGAGAACGAACGGCTCACCAGCCCATTCCCCCTTGACGTGCTCGAGTAGACGCTCGAAGAAGCGGACGGCCAGTTCCGCGGCATGATCATCAAAGTAGTACGCCTTCGCGGCATCCTTCTTGCTTTTGCCGTTCTTGCGACCGTTGCCACCACTCATTCAATCCGCGCCTTCCCGTTTCTCACCGTGTTGCGGCCTTCTTGAATAGCACATCCGCAAGAGACATCTGCTCCATGTCACTCGCCGTCACCCTCGACCGGCTCGATGGCGTTAGTCCAAATTCCAGGCATAGCTTCCGGAGATCATCCATTGCCTGGCGAGCGATCCGCACGTAGGGACTGACGGTGAGCGTTCCATGCGCGGTCCAGGCCGTCATTCCGTGCTTCGTAACCATCCTCTCAGCCTTCACCCACCTGCCGTATGCCTGGCAATACGCGGCCAACGCAGCACGATCAACCTCGGTCAGAAGGCCATAGCTGTAGAGCACCTGGGCCATCCTCTTCCATTCCGCCTTCGCCTCACGCACAAGATGTGTGGGACAGGTTGGCAACGAAGCAGGAATGCGAGCCTCGCTCTTATTGAGCGAGCGTTTGCCGGGATTGCCGGCGAGTTTCTTCATGCGAGTTGGCTTCGGTTTACGTCCCCGCATTTCGTGACACCGTTTTCCCAATTACGCGGGCGCATGCGCGCTGC